ATTTTTCCAATGCGAGCTATATATGCCCTTTTTTCTGAAAGTATTTCTTGTTTAAAAGTATATAGATTTTCCAATCTATCCAAAAGTGAGTTATTATCTAATGGAATAAAATTAGCAACATTAGCTGACACATCAGAATTTTGATTTAAACATTTGTACATCTTTCTTGTATTTCTATCATAGTAAAGGTAATTTACATCTTTTACTCCAGCTGTTTGAATGTCTCCTCCATATCCAACACACCCAGCTAATCTTGCTAACATCATACCCTCTAATGCTTTTCCTTCTTCAGTTCCAAATTGTACTATTCCAGCCTTTTCTCTTGTTGCTCCTTCTTGAATTTTTGTAACTGCATTGTTTAATTTTTCAGTTTCTTTATCAATCAACTCTGCATTGTGGTTAAAATTTTCTACGTTGTAGTACTCATTTCCTTGCGGTTTCATTAATCTTAAATATTTAGTATAATCTGGCATTTCTATCTCCTTTCATCGTAAATTTCTTGATGTGTCTTATTTTTTAATTCATCATTTTTAGAAAAGTTTAATTCATTGTATTTATGGTATTTCCCTACTACATCTGCATCTTCGTATAGTCTTACATCATACAAATCTGTGTGTGTTTTAGTCTTTAGATTACCGTGTAGTAAATAAGCTACTTGATTATGTGTGTTATACCTAAATTCGATGCTAAAATTTAGATGTGCAGGTTTATTAATATATATGAAATTCTTGAAATTATCTAAGTTCTGAGGTATTCCGACTACTGAAGTAAATTTAATTATGAAAGAATAATCATTGTAATTTTCAATAACTTCAATTTCTCCATTTGTGAATATCTTAGCTTGTTCCTTTAAAACGTGAGGTGTAAAAATATTTTTAGATAGTAAAGTATAGATAATTCTGTCTTTTCTATCCTGTAGACTCCAACCATTTTTATAGTCTAATTCCATAAACCTTTCATAATTAGCCACTTGTTGCTCATTAAAAAAAGCTATAAATAATAGCTCCTTGTATTTTTGTATATCATTTTTAGCATATTCACAGATTAAATCTAGTGTTCTTATTAAATCTTCTTGTAAAGTGTTTCTAGCTATTTTTGAAACTTTCTTAATCAATCTATTGCTCATTTATAATCACTGTCCCAACTACTAAAATTTCATCGTCGGCAATTTCTATATTAGAATTAGAATTATTTACTTTTACAAAGTTATCATTTACTCCGTCTATCTCTAAAATAGACTTCTCTAGACGATTAATAGATAGTATTGTTTTATTAGCTTTCTCAAAAGTAGCATTCCCAGTTTTTATAACAGCTTTCAAAAGAGATTCAATCTTTTCTTTTACATCAGATAAAACATATCCAGTTTTTAATATAGTATTAACTTCTATGTTTATAGTCTTAGCTCTAAAGCTTTCTATAGTTACATCAGCTCCAACAGGTCTACCGTCATCACTTTGTATTCTTTCTCTAACTTTTTGAATTAGACTAGAATCAGCTATATCATTATTATAATTAGCAATTAGAACTTTAACAGTTCCGTTTCCATTCCAAAGAGGTTTTACTAAGACTTTTCCAACTCCATCAACTTGTTTAGCCCACTGCTCATAATCATAGATATTTCCACTGTGAGCAGGTCTCGTAGCTTTTTCTTTTGCTCTTGCGACTAGCACAGAATTAGGTTCTTTATCATATCCGTTGATAATTTCTTTTTCGTTCGTAACGCTGTAGATATTGCTATTTTGAATTTCAAAAGTTGTAATTTCTCCTATTGCAGCATTACCTACTTTTCCTTCTGAAAGACATTCTATTTCTATTTCTGTAACTCCTGATGTGCTTAAATATTCTCTTCTTAAAGATTTATATTTTATACCATCTCTATTAAGAAATATTGTATTTTCTTCTATGATAGAGTTTGCTTTTCCTGTTATTTTTAGAGTTCCTTTTGCCTTAGTTCCTACCCTTCTTTTTACTCCAAACATTAAAGCATGCTTATCAACATATTCATCCTCTGTTGCAGTATCTATAAAGGTTTGTTTTTCCCAGAACTCTAACTCTTTGTAAACTTCTTCTGCAGTAATTCCAAATGTTGCGGCAATATCAAAATTGAAAGTCCCTTCCATTTTTGAAAGTGGGTTTTTAAGATTATCCAGGAAATTATTTCTTAATTCAATTTTATCTTTCATTTACACCTCCATTTCTAGCTCTCCATACACAGTTTTAACATTAAAGGTTATTTGTGGAACATATTCATCTTCATTAGAAATGACAAAATTATAGCACTCTGTGATGTAAGGATTTACTAGTAATGTATCCCTTATTTGGTTTATCATTAAAGCATCTTTAACTGTTTTATGATAGATAGTTCCTATATTAGTTTCTAATTCACTCCCATATTCATCACTATGCACATCAGTATATCTAAATCTTTCAGTCTTTAATGCCTTAAATATCCATACTTTTAAAGCTTCATTTTCTTCTAAAACTTTTATATCATTTCCTTCTTTTATATATTCTCCACTTTTAAAGTCTATTGCATATTCCTTAAAAACAGGCATTTCTTCAACTTCTGTTTCTGATTTTTCAAGAAAAATATTAAAATCTTTTTCCATATCACACCCCCTCTATAGCTCCACTAGGCATTTTAACTATTTTTGTTACAACTACATAATGTACACCCAGAACAAGTACAAGTACTTCATCTCCTTTTTGTAATGTATCCTCGAACCAAATATCCTTGTGAGATTTATATGTTCCATTACCTTGAAATGTTCCGCTTCCTTTTAATTTTGGTATCTTATGCCCCATTGCATCCTGAGTATTATTATTATAATTATATTTAGCTACATCTATTTCAATTTTATCTATTATTCCATCAATAGTGTAATCTCTATGATAATGAGGTAATAAGTAATTACTGCAGTAAATTTGCTCACTTGGTATAACTTGACCATCAAATTCAATAGTTAAGTTTGGGGGTGGAGTGACTACAGATGCCTTTATGATAGATGTTCCTTTTGTAGCTTGTCCTATCATTTCACTTATCATAATTCCTAAATCACTCATTTCTTATCCCATCCTTCTGAAAACAGTTGATCTAATTTATCTACTTTTTTATTTTTCTTTTTTTTAGCTTTTTTACTTTTTTTAGTTTTATCACTTTTTTTAACTTTTTCTTTATTTTCAAATTCTGCTTTATCCATTACATTTTCAAAAGCTAACTCAACATTACAAAAATGGGTTTCTCCTTCAAATACATGAGTATCTGATTTAACTAAGAAATCTCCAACAAGTCCAGTATGTGGCTCTTGTATTCCTATATTGTATCCAGCTTGAATTAATACATTTCCTAAGCAATGTAATCTCGAACTTTTTTCAACACTTTTTAACATATCTTTTGCATTTGCTATATTATCTACATCTTTTTCATATTGCATAACTTGTTGAAATAGTCCAAATTTCTTTTTATCTTCTGCATTCTCTACTTTATTAAGTATTTGTTGCTTTTCATTCTCAACTTTATAGATAACAATTTGATTTATCATATTTTCTATGCTTTCTTCATAAGAAGAAGTTGAGATGTTATCTGCACTAGTTAAAAGGACATCAGCATGACTTCCTTGCTCAACTATATCTATTGCTTTATCATTACTAACGATAGAATAAATCTTTTTATTTTTTCTATGTTGAATAGTGTAAGCATTCAATATAATTTCGTATCCGCTTCTGTCAATAGCTGGATATGTACAAGTAACTTCATCTTGTGGTATTTTACCTACTTTTAAATTAAGTTCTCCGCATATTTCTTTTAATATTTCACTTGGTTTTTTTCTAAAAAAGTTTTTAACAAAGTTATTTTTATTAAGATAAATAGAATTATCATAAGCGTAGAATGTCTTAACATCAGTATCTCCTTTTCTTGAGTGAAAAAATACCTTTCCAAGAAATAGTTTTTCATCATTGTAAGAAAATTCAACTTCATCTCCAATATTAGTTATAATATCTCCTAAATACTCAACTTCTAACTTTCTAGCAGTTCCGTGAATTGCACCACTCCAAATTACTTGAATAAAAATATTTTTATATTCTTTTCCATTAACATAAATTTTAACTCTTTCCATAAAATCACCTTTGCAATAAGCCTCTTGCTACATCTAGCAAGGTTTTATTTTTAGTAACTTCTATTAAACTTATTTCTACATCAATATCTCCAGTTCTTTCAACTATAGAAAAATTTAGAGTTTGGATATAGCATTTAAAAAATATGTTGAACTCAGGAACAATTAAAGTTAAAGGCTCTTTATCGTTTTTTAATTTAGTTAATGTTTCTACACTTCCTGAAGGAGTTGCAGATAATAAATAATTAAAAAAAGGTGATTTAAGATTAGGAAAAAATGTAGAAAATGTAATTCTTTCAGCTTTTCTATTTCCTATTAATGTCTTTTCTCCTACATCGATTATTTTAAAAATCTGTGTGTCTTGCTCACTCTCAATCTTTAAATCCAAAGGTGGAACAACAAAGAAAAAAGGAGTGCTTGTAGAATTTTTCAATAAAATAAATGTTGGTTTCATACTAGACCTCCTTTAATTTGTAGTTTGTACATAAGTCATTAAATTTTTTATAATTTTTTGTTTACTCAATTCTGCAACTTTCTCAACGTCTGCTTCATTTTTTATTACAACTCCACCCATATTTAAATTTATTTGTGGAGAAAATGTAACATTTTGAGGTGGAACTTTAATATCATTATTACCTTGTTTAACTTCTGGAACTCTTATTTTTTCAGAAGGTTTAGCTATATAGTTCAGAGTTTTATTTTCTACTACAGTTTTTACATTTTTCCTTTGTTCTTCAAAAGCACTAATCAATTTTGAAGTTAACTTATCGTAACTAGGAGTTGCTGTTTTTATTATTTCTTTTTTAGGTTCTTCTTTTTTATTAGAAACATCTTTTACTTGTGGATTCAAAATCTTATTGTTTATAAACTTATCTTTATCATTTTTAAGATTAATGATAGGAGAAATAGTGGGGATATCCTCTTTTTTAGTTTCAAGAATTTTATTTTTGTCTGTTTCTATATTTACTTGTGGAGAAAAATTAGTAGTAGAAGCTATAGGAGCTTTAAATCCTAGATTTTCAAATGATTTTTCATATTCAGATTTTGGTTTTTTAGGTAGAGGAGAATTTAAGGAATTTATACTTCTATTTTTCAATAATATTTCTTGTTGTTTTAAATCTTCAGAACTTAATCCAAGAGCCCTCAAACCTATAGTATTATTTTTAAGTTTGTTTAATTGAGACTCATCTAAAGATAAGATTATTTGATTTTTTTCAGTTTCAATTTGTTTTTTATAATCTTCAGATTTCCAGCCTCTCATTTTACTTTCTCTTTCAACATCTAATCTAGCTTGCTTATCTGCATCTTCTCTAGAATATCCTTGTTTCATATATTTGTTTGTGTAACTAGAAACTTGAAATCCTTCAGCTGCACTTTTTGATAATCCAGTCTTATTATCAATCCATCTTCCAAGTTTCCAACCTACAAATCCACCAATAACTGGCAATCCTGCACCAGCAAAGATTGATTCTGCCATTGCTGCAGCTTTTAATGCTGCAAAACCTTGTATAGCTTCAGATAAAAAATTAAAAATTTTATTAAAATAAGCTTCAACATTTTCTGTATTAAAAGTTCCTTTAGAATTCAATTCAGCCATTTTAGAAGTAAACTTATTTATGAAGTCAGTTGCGGTTGGTGCCAATCCTTCTCCAATAGATATCTTTAAGTCATCAACAGCACTTCTAAATTGAGCTAGTTTATCTTTTGTGTTATCACTCATTTCTTTTGCAAATCTATCTGTAGCACCAGTTGCATTTTTTATAGCATTCTCTGCTTTTTCTATCCCTTCTTTTGAAGTTCCTAACAAATTATTCATTACTTTTAATCCTTCAGAACCTGCAATAGTTGTTAAAAAGTAATTTCTTTGCTCATCACTCATATGTGCAAGTTTAGGCTTTAATTCTTCTAAAATTTTTCTTAATCCTTTAAACTTACCATTGTTATCATAAAGAGTCACTCCAACTTTTTTTAATGCAGCATCCATATCTGGAGTTGTTTTTGAAAGTCTTGCATAAATTGATGCTAAGTTTCTTCCTGCTATAGAACCTTTAAGTCCACTATCTGCTAATAATCCTAGAATAATATTCGTCTCTTCTAAACTTTCAAAATTTCTTGAAGTTGATGCAACATACTTATAAGCTTCTCCTAATTGTGCAATACTTGTATTAGTATTATTAGCTGTTGCGGCCATAACATCCATAAATCTATCAGCATCTTGCAATTTTAACCCAAAAGCACTTATATTATCTGTAAGTAAATCTGATGTACTAGCTAAATCTTCTCCAGATGCAATAGATAGCTTTAAAAGTTTTGGTGTCATTTCCAGTACTTCATTTGTTTTCATACCAGCCATAGCTTGATACATTTGAGCTTGTGCTACTTCTTGTGCTGTAAACCTTGTACTTCTCCCAAGTTCTCTTGTTTGAGCCATTAGCATATTTTCTTCAGCTGCTGTTGCTCCCATGATAGCTTTGTTTCTTCTGACTTGATCCTCTAAATCAGCAAAAGCGGTTAAAGAACTTCCAGCTATAGCACCTAATCCAACTAATCCTCCTGCGGCAACAGCTCCAAATTTATTCAATCCAGAATTAACTTTTTCCCAATTCATAGATTTAGCTTTTTGATAAAGTCCAGCAAGTCCTTTTTCTGCTTTATTAATTACAGCTGTAAATTTATCTTTAAGTTCCAGTCTAGCACTTAGTACATGTTCCAATTTTTCACCTCCAATAAAAAAGAGGAGCTTTTATACTCCTCTTAGTGTTTATTATTTCTTGTTTCTTCCTAAAATATTTCCATATTTCATACCATAAAATGGTGTTAGCATAGTATCTCTTTTAAGGTCATTCAATTTATCTATTCTATTATACAAAGGTAATAATTGTTCTTCATAGATTTTCTCTATTTGACTTTCAAATTGATATGCTTTAACCATACATTCATACATCTCATTATAGTATTTATCATTGAATGGTTTATCAATAACTTTACATTCAATTCTATTGTCAGTTCTAAAATAATTTTCTATGAAATCTTTGTATTTTTCATATACCCCATATTTTTTACATAAAGATATAACCATTTCTTTGTATAAAACTGAAATTGCTGAGATATTTGTGTAATCTTTATCTGAATTTTCCTTTTTGTACTCTTGTAAATTCTCATATCTTAAATTTATTTTTTCGTTCCTACTATACCAATGAATAGTTGCATCTGTTATATTAGTTAATTTAGCTAAATCTTGAACCTCTATAACAGGAGTACCTCTCCAAGTAGTAGGTTTAACTTCTGAAAAAGGTAATTTCTTTTGTTCTTTTAAGGCTTGTTCCATTCTGTTGAACTCATTTATATAAGCCATCTTATAGTCATTATATCCTTGAATGTTAAACATATACAATGTAAAGCCATCTTTTGTTAAAAGGTATTCTCTATATGTTCTATTCTTTCCATCCTTATAATGATTTGATATTATTAAATTTTTTAAATCTACGCAAATGTGCATTGATTGATTTTTTAATCTACCCAAATGTGGGTTGATTAAAATTTTGTCTAAGTCTCTTAAAACTTTCTCATGTCTTTTGCCTAATTGCTCTGCTATAATTCTACTACTTACTACAAAAATATTATTTTTCTTCTCTAACTTCACTACATAATTCATTTTCTATCACCTAACTTCCAAGCAATAGCTATTGCCTCATTGATAGTTTCAGTATAGAATTTTAAATCATTCATAGTTACTTCATACAAATTTTCAATTTTTTTCATTCTCATAATAAAAATACTCCTTTCAAAATTATAATTGATAGAAGTACTCCCTTATGATATAATAGATTTCATAAGAGGGTAACTTCTTTTGGTAGATAGGAATTGTAATCTTTGGTCGGTGAGCAATTCCTATTTTTCATTAAGTTGCTTGTTAATGGCTTTTCTTAAAAAATCACTCCTAGTAATTTTTTTATCCTCACAATAGTTTTTAACTTTTTCTTCTAAATCTTCATCTATTCTAGTTTTTATTTCTATTGTTTTTGGTTTTCCAATAACAGGTCTACCCATTTTCTTTTTTGTAGCTTCCATTTTTTACACCTCCTAACTTATTAGCCACAAATGTATTATATATTTATGTGTCTAAAAAGTCAAGAGAAATTTTTTAAAAATAAAAAGAACCATTAAATAGGTTCTTCTCTCATTTCATCCAAATACTTATCCAAAATCATTGCTAAATTTTCTTCCTCAAAAATATCATTTATAATATTTATAAATATTTCTTCATTACAATAATTAAAAGGAAGTTTTATTTTGAAACAATCATCAATCATATTTTCAGTAAAATATTCTTTAAGATTTAATAATCTTTTGTATATATGAGGTACAATTATTAATGCATCTTTAGAGTACAATGAATTATTATTACCCATTCCACTTAAATCACAATATAAAACTTTTAAATAAAATCTTAATTCTTCTTTTTTTCTTTTTTCCTTGTGTAGCATTTCTGCCATATCTAATAATGTATTTCTATATAACCCAAAATCTTTTTTAAAGAAATGGCTTAATAATCTTTTATTATAAATAGCCCACAGGACATCATTTTCAGAAAATTTTTTATCCATTTTATCTCTTTCTTCTATAAATTCATCTAATGTTACATTTGTTCCTTTTAGAAAATTTCCATATTGTTTGATTTCTTCCTTTTCTTTTAGATAATCTTGATACATTAATACAGCAAAAACAGCTATTCCAGTAAAAATAATAAATGTTAAAAACATAACCCCAACCCCTCTTTTTAAATATAATTTATTCTAATATATTTTACTTATTTTAGCAAATTTTTTAAAGAAGTTAAAGGCTTGGAAATTATAATTTTACTTTTATTTCCATATTTTTTAATTCTTGCACTATTTCATCTTTTAATTTATATAGATGAGATAGTGCTTTTTTATATAGTTTTCTCTGATATCTTTTATTTTTTCTGTTTTTTTGCTTTGATTTTCCACTCATTGTTTAAACCTCTTTTTATATGATATCCATTTTTTAAATTATCTATAACTTCAAGTTTTTCATTTACCATTATATAGCCTATATTCTTTCCTTGTGGATCAGTTATAAAAACCCCTATCCCTTTTAATGTTTTATCTTTCATAAATCCTCCTAAAAAATAAAAGAGAGTTAAAAAACTCTCTTAAATCTCTAAATATTATTTATTCAATTTCTTTTATAGTAACTCCTTCTATTAAATATCTAGCAATAGCTATTATTGAATATACAAAAGGAAATATATAGCCTACTATCATAATTAAATTTAAGGCTATCATATCACTTAAAAATGGTCCTAAAATAAGCCCTCCTAAAAAAGAAAAAACTAATACTGATATTAATGATACAAGCAAACATTGACCAGCTAATAACAAACAATCAAAAAACTTGTAGTCAAATTCAAACTTATATTTTTTCATAAAACTTCCCTCCTAAAATGAATTTAATATACTGTATTATATCATTGTTCTTTTAAAAGGTACATATAAAATAAATCTTTTTCAGAAAGTTTTCTAAGTTCTTCTAATTTATGTCCTCTATTTAAGTAATGAGCGACTGTACTTAATTTCCAGTCGCTCTCTATTAGTTTTTTGTTTCTTCAACAATACTAACTAAATCTTTTTCTCCGTATCCAGAAGCTACTAAGATTAAATCTGCTAGTCTATAAATAGTTGGGTCTTTTAAAACTTTGCTCACAACAGAAACAGGATTACTCTTACAACCTAGCTTTTCTATTAATTTATCATCTCTAAAAATAGAACAAGAGTTATAAATTACTTCTAAATCCTTATCTTTTTCTTTAGATAAGATTAAATCTAAATAATCTTCTTTGTTTAAAAGCTCACACTCCAAATCTCCATCTAATTCTTTTACATAGATTTTTACTTTTTCTCTTTTATCACTATTTATTTTTTTACTATTTTCAAGTAGCATTTCAGCTGTAACTAACATTTAATCCTCCTATTTTATATTATTTTCATATTTTAGATCCTCAGGAGTAAATCCGAATGGATACTCTTCCTCAACTACTTCTCCTCTAGCAATATTAATCAAGTCTATTGAATTAAACCATACATTATCTAAAGATATTCTTTCTTCTTGCTTTCCTGGGGTATCTGGGTCAGCTAAATTAGTAACTATTCTAACTCTAACATCTCTTCCTTTTACTAATTTTTCAAGTATCTTTTTACCTCTCGAGTATACCTTTTCAAGAGTAACACTACCCTCACCTTTTAAGGCTACAATCTTACTATCAACAGATAAGCCTAATTGTACATCTTTTCTGTCAGCTGTTACTTTTGCATTTACTTTTGTAAATTCTGCTATTTTTTCATTGTCTATCCAAAGAGTACCATGAGCTCCAGCAATAGTATGATAACCTCTTATACTTCTATCTGCCATTATAACCTCCTATTACATCTTTATAACCAAAGAAAGATTTGACATTGTATCTGCAAATCTAACATCGCCAGTTAAAAATACATCATCACCAGATGGATATTTTAAGATTTCCATTTCTGTCATTTCTTCTGGATCTTTTCCATCTAAAACAATTAATCTCTTTTGTGCTTCTAAGTCTATTTCAATTTTATTATCATAGTCTCCACTTAATACATTTGGAGCCATTTCTTTAAAATAAACCTTAGTGACATTAGAACAAAAATTCATTTTATTATTGTAATTATTTATGTAAATTCCTAACCAATAATTTTTAAATGTATCTCTTATATCATCAGTTATAAAGCACATCCCTTCAACTATTTTGATTTTTCTTGTATCTTTCTTCCAAGTACTATCAAAAGTAGTTTTTGAGTTGACACCATAATTAACCCTAACTTTTTCATCGTCATTGTATAGAGAGAATTTACCAAGTTTAGGCTCAAAGTAATCTACTTCTTTTAAATCTGACATAACAAAGTTATCAGCCGATCTATTTATTGGCATTCCTGCTATAAGTCCTGCTATTGCAGCTGTGTATTCTTGAGCTGTAAAATCTCCATATATAGATTTATAAGTTCCAGTATTCCCTAACTCTACAATAGCTACATGATCTGTATTATTAGCAAAGCTAGATACATATTTTACTGTTTTCCCTATTGCACCATCATTTCCAAATACTTGTTTTGTCCAAGTTACAAGTTTTTGGTCATCTGCTTCTTCTGCTCCTGGATATACTAACCAATGCATTTTTCTTTCTTTAAATTCATCTAGAACATCATCTAAGTTCTCTCCAGTTTGCAACACTCTTATTAATACTTTCTTAGCTCCATAGTGCATCGCTAATTTAATGTATTTAACATTTTTAGCTTCCCATTCATCATCTTTTAAATCAGCTATTGTTTTTAGAATATTCCATTTTATAGTTTTCTTAGTATCTTTTAATATTAAGCAAACTATACCTCTCTCACTTCTTTGTATAGCAGTTGTTGCAAGAGTTTTAAACTCTATATTAATGTTTGGACTTGCTTTTATTTGTCCTACTTCATTTCCCATTAATTGCTACCTCCTTCTTTAAATCTTAATTCTAAATCATTCATTAACTCATAATCATAAGGTTTTCCATATAAATCGTATAGACTTAATGTAAAGACATAATGCCCAACTCTATCTACAATAGTTATATCTGTATTTCTTAAAGTTAGATATCTATCTAACACATGCAAAACCTTTTTCCCTTCTATTTCAAATGCATCATCTAAGTTTTCTAAGTTTTCTAATATCTCAGCATTAGTAAGCTTTCCATTAGTCTTTGGAAAATAGATAACATCAATATCTATTGTTTTTAATTCTCTATACTCAGAATTAAATTCTTTTTTATAACTAATTAAATCTATATAAAAACAAGGTTTTTTGACATTATCTATATCTTCACTGTATGGGATTATTTTTAATTTTTCAGAAATAATCTTATTTAATGCATTCCTTATATCTATCCATTTCATTTTCTCTTTAATAACCTCCCATAAAAATTTTTTAAATCTTTATAGAATTTAATTTGCCTCATAGCCACTGCTGTTCTAAGCATAAATCTACCTTTAACAAATTTTGTTTTGCTTCTTCCTACTCTATGACCATACTCAACATGTGCTGCATAGTCAGTCATGTTAAACACAATTTGAGAAAACCTCTTACCAGTTAATCTTTTTCCATTCTCTCTATGCCAAGCATTTTTTAAAGTTCCAGTGTCAACAGGTGTTAAATCCTTAACATCTGTCTTTAAATCTTCTGCTTGTAACATTAAAAATCTTTCAGTAGATTTGGGGGCTTCTGTTTTTATTTCATCAAGAATTTTGTCAAACTCTTTAAACCCTTTAAGTTTCATAATCTACCTCATTTTCAGAAACTTCTGTCAAGACTATTTCTTTGTGTTTTATGATGTTATAAGCTAAAGGTTTAGATGCTTTAAAAATATAAAGTTCTCCATCTGCTTTTCTTGTAATTTTCAATAAATCATTTTGTTTAATATCTACATTTAAGCCTACAAATAGTTTATATTCTTGTGAACTGCTATTAAGTGGCCCAGGTGTAACACTTCTCAACCATTTCTGTGAAAGCCTACAAGGGATATCTTTTAATATTTCTCTTTGTTCTTCATATGCTCCGCCGTATTCATCTGTAACTACAACAGAACGAATAACTGTAACTCTATCATTATGTAATTTATCTAAAATATTCATACAGTACCAACCTTTCTAAACCTAAATAATTGGCTTTTCAACGATAGAAACATTTCATCTGTTGTGTTATTAGATGTGTTGTATTCTATACTAGTATCTCCTTCAGTCACTTTAGAAATATTCCCTTGTAAGTTTATTTCTTCAATGGTCTTTAATGCTAAATGCTCAGCAAATGGCTCTATGAGTTCAACTGGAAAATCATCTCTATTCATAAAGTTCAAAGCTTTTCTAACCAAAATAGTTACTTGAATTTTCAATTTAGCCTCGTTGCTAATATCTCTTAATTCTTTCACTTTTTCAATTATTTTATTGTAAATTTCTTCCATATTTCACCTCTAAAAATAATTTAATAATTAAAATATTTGTATATTTTCTATAATTAAAAAATACATTAATAATTGTTAATAATATAAAATTTATTTTATATTAACCTAAAAATATTATTTATAATAAATATAAAAAATAAATACTTTATAAATATATAATATTTTAATTATGTTTATATTTAGTTATTTATATTCTTTTTATAAATTAGTTTTAATAAATTAATTTAATTCGATAAAATATATTAAAATTTTAAGAAATAAAAGCAGGAGTTTTTTATTCTCCTGCCTTTTTATAACCTCCAAATATGAAAAAAAAACACCTAGAATATATAATCTAAGTGCTTAAATAAAATTATGCTTCAGATACTGTTATATCAGGTTTTTTAGTTATGAGTAACAATATCTTTGTATCATTTTTTATGTAAAGTCCATAATGCTGGTCTATATTAACCTTAGTTGCTTTATGGTCAATATCTCTTGCTTTCTCAACTTGTGGACTTCTTTTTAAAAGTAAACCAATAGCTCCTGCTTCTACAATAGGGTTAGTTACTTCGTTCCCTTTTATGATACCTGGATTAGATGTTACAACTAATTGAACTCCACAAAGTTCTCCAATGACTCCTGACATCATTAGTGGTTTACCAGCAATATCTTTTAAAGCTAAGAAATTTTTATCTTTTCTTAAATCTGCATATTGGTCTGGTGTTATAAACATAACTCTAGGCGTGTCAATTTTTTCTCCAAACTTAGTTAAAGCATCTGCTAAAACATCATAAGATAATTTAACAGATTTTCTATTATATTTTAATTTTGCCTTTTTAATTTCATCTAATACATCAGAGTCAATTTTTCTAGCAACAGATACTGTTAATTGAGAAACTCCTTCTCCCAAAGGATCTCCATATCCAGATAATAGGGCCTCATCTGAAAAATGAACCCCCTTAGCTATTTTTTTAATTGTTACCTCTGTTTTAGATGTTGTTAGATTTTCATAGGGAACAGCTCCTAATTCTGCAACATCTTCAGCTATTCCTAATAGCCCCCATTTAGGTATAGTTAACACATTCCCTGGTACTCCTTCTAGCTTGTTGTTAATATCAATTAAAGGTCCAAATACCAATTTGTGAGGTAATTCTTGTCTTACCATATCTTCTAATACTTCTGGTATTATTAAATGTTCTACTTTTGTTTCTCCTGCCATATTATTCTCCTTTCAATTCATCATATAATTTTTTATTTGTATTGAATAATTCTGTTCTTTCAGACAAAGTCATTTTTGAAAATTCCTCTTTTGTATATTTCTTGTCTTCACTTCCGCCATTCATCGCTCCTGGGACTCCATTAGCACCAAGTCCTTTTACATATTCACCCATTACTTCTGCAAAACCTTTAACAGATGCTTCTATTTCTTCTTCATTAGTACCTGATATTCTATCTAAAAACTTATCTGGCATTTTATACTTTGCTAATGTAGTTCTTTTTATTTCATCTGTTTTAATTTTTGTAAGCTCAGCATTCTTTGCATCTAAATCTTTTTGAATCTTTTCAAGTTCTTTTTTATGCTTTTCTTCTGCAGTAAGATTAGCATTTTTTATTCTTTCTTCATAATCTTCAATAGACTCATTATGCTGTCTTTCAAGTTCTTTTTTAGCTTTTTCAAATTTTTCATTTTCTCTTTTAAGTCTAGTTTCAATCATTTTGTCAACTTCTTCTTGAGTAAATGTTTTTGGCTCTCCTGGTTCTGCAAATTGTTGAATATTAAGTTTAAATCTTTTCATTTTATCCTCCTGTTTAAAGTCCTGTTTGACTATTTTCCCAGATGTTTAATGTCCCTCAGTACGACAAACTTATTTTTTTACTTTAAGTTCTTTAAGTAATTTATTCAATTTAAGATGTTCAATATATGATATTATTCCAATAATGATAAAAGATATTATTAATATCCCAAAATAAATTATCAACGGTAATAGAATAATAACCCATTTATAATTTATCCAATCAAATATTTTACCTAATATTAATCCTGCTTGAATAATTGTCAGTAAATGCTTCACAGTACCTCCTTTCTTTTGCAATAAAAAAAGCACCTAGTTTTTAGCTAAGTGCTTCAGTTGTTTATTATTTCTATTAGTTAATCAGTATTAAAAGATTATTTCGTTTCAAATAATTTTTTTTCAAACTCATACAAATCTTTAGCAGATATCTCTAAATTTTCAATATTATATTTTTCCTTAACATTATTTACATCACTAAGCATTTTAGAGGTAAGTTCTTTTTTCTCTTTATAATTTTTAAATCCATCTAATCCAGCTTCATAAGAAGTTTCTAGTTTTTTACATTCAAGACAATACTTTTTATAAATTTCCCAAACTATTTTTTGTGCTTCTTCTAATTTTGTCATCTTTCTCGCCTCCTATATCTAAGATTATATTCATTAGATCTTAGTATTATATTTGAGTGATGGAAGTTTTCTTCAATAAATGGATTATCTGGAAGAATATCTGTAGAAAATATACTTAGACTCATTTCATATTCGTATTTATAGTCAACTCCTCTTAAGTATGCTAATTTATCATTTATAAAAGAACTTACATCTTGATTACTGAATGTAAAATCGGTATATTTTTTAGGATGATTATGTGTTATATAAGCTCCAGTTAAATCTCCTACTACAGTAGTATTTACAAAATTTTCTCCACCAAGAACAACATAAACACTTCCATCGGCTTTTATAACAATAGCATTTTCATATTTTAAATTAACCATATTAGGTTCATATTCTGCAAATATTTCTTTAGCTATATTATAATCTATTTTATCAACTTTTTTAAGAAAATAAAAGTCTCCTATCCTTTTTTTATATTCTTCATCTTCAATATCTTCTCTTTCTTTTAAATCATTAGCTTTTAAAGCACCATAATTCTTTATACTTTCCCAATTATTTTCATCCAAACTGTAATTATTCTTTTCTATTTCTTCTCTACCTTCTTTTATTAACTTATCATAATCAATAATTGGGATAGTCGTGCTTCTGCATCTTGGGTGCATAGGTGGATAATTAAGTCCAACAGCTATATTTTTTATTTCAAATATATTACCATGTAATTCAGAACAGATTTGACTTGTTCTACTATCTAAAGTAGCACTGAACTCATATTTTTCTATTCCTGCTTCTTTATATCCATCTAAGGTTGCTTGATTTAAAACATAATTAACTTCAGTTCTTAGAAGTCTTTCAACATCATTTTTTTTAGCTGTTTCAAATCTTTCAGAAACTCTTTTAGTCATAGTTTTAAGATTAATCCCTTGTATCATTCCATTAACTATTTCTTGCTTTACTGTTTCAGTTAGTTTATCAGTATTGCTCCAAAGCCTCTGAGAAAAATTAGCACCACTCCAAGGCTTATCCAGGACTGTTTTTATTTTATCTCTACTGACAACAGGATTAATACCTAGGTCCTTTGTTACTTCTATGAAAGTATCTCTATAAACTGATGTTAAAGTATTCTTAGCATTATCCTCAACTCCAAATATCAACTTAGTAAGCTCCATATCAATTTGAGTTTTAAGACTATCTAATCTACTTATACGACTTTTAGCAGATAATGTTTCAATTTCTAAATATAATTTTTGTGCTTGTAAAGGTGCATTCTTTAAAAGTTTGTTATATTCTTTCATATAATCATGTAAATCTTTTTTCCAAACTTTATAATCATCACCTTTTAAATGTTTCAAAGCTTCATTATAATTTAGAATATTATCATTCATATAAGTTGTAGTTATTCTGCTAATTTCTTTAATTATATCCTGTTTAGCTTTTGAAAGTGCAATCTTATACTCTTTTTCAATATCTTGAATAGTAGTAAATGCCTTAGATTCTCTTTTAACTTGCCTTTCTTCCCAATATGCTCTATTCTTTTGAACCATCAGCACCAACTCCTAATGGAGTATTCATATCTTTTATTGCATTAATATCTTCTTCAGCTTTTATTTTTTCTAACTCTCCTTTTGCATCTTCTATAAATGGCAAGGTAGATAAAATAGTTTCATGTGATACTATTCCTTGTAATTTTTGAGCAGTATCTGCTGCTTCAACTAAATTCTTTGGAATATTTCTAGTAAAGACTTTTTGAATATCAGTAGATTTTATTTTTAAGTTATGAAAATCTATCATAAGTTCTAATCTTTGATTAATAGCCTTTTTAAAATACATTTCCTTTTGTGCTGCTAATTGTTCCAAAGCTAATAACTTATAACCAAGTGCAACTCCTGAGCTATTTCCTGAAAATTCTTTGTCTTGCATATCTGGTATCATAGAAAACTTATGAATGTCCTGGTTCAATCTATTTTTATTATTTTGAGCATAACTATCATTAACTTGTTTAACAAGCCATTTAGCATCACCTTGATCATTAATAAGCATAACTTTATTTTTATTCATTCTTTCTAGTTCTTCATCGGTAGTTCCACCCATATTAACCAAAACTAAGTACGCATCTGTAAAATCTTTCATATCATCAATAGCAGTTGAAGTAGCTTCGTTATAACCATCTATCAAAGAAATTACATTTTTAAAATCTCCGTTAGCCCTTTTATTGTTCAAAAACTCAATAATTGGGACTTGATTAAATCCGTGTAGTTTAGTTTCGCCTGTTACAGTTGGAACTTCTTTTTTATCTGTGTCAGATAAAAATTCATAAGTAGTAACACTTGTACTATCATAAACTTCTAATGTATAAACCCATTTATCCTCTTTATTTTTAGTTTTATCCCATCTAACAGCAGCAATTATTTCTTTTTTTACCGTATTATCTCTCAAAATAAAACAATCACGAGGATCTACAACTACATTTCCAATAGTATTATCCACATTTTTATACCATAACTCATAAGATTTACCAAAAATACTACAGTTTTGAGAATGTTCAAAATTTTCTTGTTGCTCTTCTTCTGTTGCTAAATATTCAGATAACTTTTCAAAATCTTTTTTTAACTTATCGTCTTGTAAAGCATAAGAAATAGGTTTTCCTAAGAAATATGCTGTTGCAATAGTCGCAATGTATTCAGAATAATTATTAATCAACTTAGTATCTTTTTTCTTATTGCTTCTATCTTTCTTATTCAAAATATTATGTTTTCCACTATAATAATCTTCCATTTTTTGTAATTCTGGCAATTCATTTTTTATAAATGCCTCCAGTGCTTCTTTTAAATCTTCTACAGTCATTAATCCTCCTTTCTTATCTTATTCCTAAGACATTTCTATCTATTGTTCTTACTTCATTTCTATTTATTACTTTTTCAGCAACACCAGTTAAAGCA